TAAGGGGTCTAGCGTAATAAATAACTACTTAACGCGCGTATGCGCGCGAGACCAAGACTTCCCGTGACTGATTGAGTCTCTGTTGACAAGCGTTGGCCCTGTGCTCCGGCCAACGCCATTAGGCGCCCCTCTGGCGCCAAGAGTCCAGATTGATTCTCGGTCACGGGAAATATTAGTGCGTAGCTGCCTTGGCAGCGGAGAGATGATTCTGTGCCAGCCTACGCTATTGTTCGGCCCTTGTTCGCCTCTGCCGCTAAGCGGCATGCCTCTTGGGCCTTTGATTGGTGGCGCCTAGCAGTGGCGCCTTAAATGAGGATGCTCAATCCGAAGCCATCTAAACTTTAGGGGGTGAGTCGATGCCAAAGCGTCCTTGCTTGGACTGCGGCCGGCTCACGGCCAACAAGTCTCGCTGTGATGCCCATCAAGCCGCGTATGCGGCCCGAACCGAGCAACAGCGAGGCTCATCTACAGCACGTGGCTACACGTCGTCCTGGCGCCGTACAGCGGCGCAAGTCATAGCCAAGCACAAGGCTCAATACGGTGAGTGGTGCCCAGGTTTTTTGATCGCTGGGCATTCGGCAAAAGATTTGACGGTTGACCACATTATTCCAAAAGCGAAAGGCGGCACAGACAGTGCCGCCAATCTCCAAGTCCTCTGCCGCGGCTGTAACAGCCGCAAGAAGGATCGTTAGTGCCTTGCCCATGTAGGGCTCTGAGAGGCGCCCTGAGGGCCGCCCAGGGCTTGCACGAGACAGCTCAGTAGCTCGTTTGCCCTCTGTACCTCGGCCACCAGTGTGGCCAGTAGCTCAGTCTGCTTCTGACCGTGCTTGTTCACGGCATCCCTGACCTGTCCCTCTGCCATGAATCCCATGGACTGTCCTTCCCTTGGTAGGGGCACAGAGTCTAGTCGTGCGAGCCCACGGTAGTGGGCAACATTGCATTTTTTTTGATTTATTCATTGATCCTGCATGGTTATGCATTGAGGCGTGTCACTCACTGTGATTGGGAGCCTCGCTAGAGGCATACCGGGGGGTGGGTAGATCTCCAAATACGAGCGCCACGGAGACCCGGCCCCCATGGCTCCGCACATTTTCGCAGGTTAGAGACCCCGGGGGTCTAGATCATCTAAGACGGAGACTGACAGACAGTCAACACACACTGTGACCAGCGAAAAGGAGGTCTGCATAACCATGTCGGGACCTCCGCCTCAGCCGGCAGAGCGCAAGCGACGCCGCGGCAATCCCGGCCGCAGACCGCTTCCTGATGTCAATGAAGTCGGAACTGTCGTTCCGGTCACAGTCAGTGCACCCAAGCACTTGGAGGAGGACGGCTCAGCCGTCTACGAACTGATCACAGCTCAGTGTTCATGGATCGCTGAGAGCGACCGGCCCTACTTGGTCATCCTCTGCGAGAAGATCGACCAACGAGCCGACTTCAAGCGGCGTCTTGCCGCTTCTGATCCCGTTCTCTACACGGACAAGGGCTACGCCTACGCCAACCCCTTGGTTGGCATGCTGAGCACTCTCGAAAAAGAGATTGCCTCCATGGCGGCGTCTCTCGGCTTGACGCCGGCAGACAGGACGCGACTCGGAGTCGCGGAAGTCAAGGCGCAGAATGCTTTCGAGCAGATGCTTGCGAGCAGAGCGAAGAGAGGCGGCTGATGTTTGGACGCAACAAGCCTTGCGAAACTCACGACAAGGCTTCACCGTACAAGATTGCCAAACTTGAAGTTGAAACAGGGATCGATCCTGACGCGCTTAGCAAACTTATGCCGTCTAATTGGGCCGACCCGGACATTATTGGCTGCAACAACAGGGGATGTAACCGAACAAGGGGGTGAGGATGGCAGAGCCTCTATACCTCACCCCAGTCACAGATGAAGAGATAGCCACCGGAGACGGTGGCCTTTTTTGTGACTTCTCGCAGTTCCTCCGGATCACCAAAGACAGCGTCGGTGGCGACGCTGGAACCCCCATGGTTCTCAGGCCATGGCAAATCGACTTGATGGGTCGTCTCTTCGCCCGTCGCGCAGATGGGCGCCTGAAGCACCGTCAGGCGCTCATAGGCATGCCTCGGAAGAATGGCAAGTCAGCCTTGGCGGCCGGCATCGGCCTCTTTGGTCTGGCCTTCGGGCCGACCGGTGGCGAGGTTTACTCCTGTGCTGGCGACAAGGAACAGGCACGGATCGTCTTCAGCACCACCAAGAAGATGATTGAACTTGAGCCGCAGTTGAGCGGCATGTTCAAAGCCTATCGAGATGCCATTGAGCTGCCGGCCACGGGAAGCGTATACCGCGTCCTCTCCGCGGAAGCGTATTCCAAGGAGGGTCTTAACCCTCACTTGGTCATCTTCGATGAAGTCCATGTCCAGCCAAATCGTGAACTATGGGATGTGATGGCGCTCGCCTCAGGCGCGCGCAAAGAGCCTCTGATGGTCGGCATCACCACGGCCGGAGTCCGGACGGACTCCACTGGCAATGACTCTCTCTGCTACGCCATGTGGCAGTACGGCTGCCGCGTAGCGGCCGGCGAGATTGAAGATCCCTCGTTTTTTATGTCTTGGTGGGGAGCCCCTGAAGGCTCCGACCACAAAGACCCTGCCGTTTGGGCAGCAGCCAACCCGGGCTTTGGGGACATTGTTGCTGAAGAGGACTTCCATTCATCCATGCTGCGGACTCCCGAAGCGGAGTTCCGCACCAAGCGCATGGACATGTGGGTATCGACAGCTCAAGCCTGGCTGCCCGCGGGCACTTGGGAAGCGTGTGAAGACGCCTCTGTCACCATCCCCGATGGTGCTGAGGTCTGTTTGGGCTTCGATGGCTCGTACAACAACGACAGCACTGCGCTCACGGTTGTTTCGTGCCCCATAGATGAGAACGACAAGCCTCACATTGACGTTGTGGATGCTTGGGAGCGTCCACCAGACGCCGGCCAGGACTGGAAAGTCCCGATCCTGGACGTTGAAGCGGCAATCCGCAACGCCTGTAGGCGTTGGCAAGTCCGTGAAATCGTCTGTGACCCTGCCCGCTGGGCAAGGACATACGAAGTCCTTGAAGATGAAGGCTTGCCAGTAGTTGAGTTCCCTCAGTCGCCTACCCGAATGGTGCCAGCAACTCAGCGCTTCTACGAAGCGGTACTCAACAAGACTGTTACGCACTCTGGAGATCCGCGCTTGGCGCGGCATCTCAGCAATGCGGTCATTAAGACCAATAACCGTGGCTCAATGATCAGCAAAGAGGCTAAGGGCAGTCCTCGGAAGATTGACCTTGCCGTCAGCGCCATTATGGCGCTCGAAAGAGCGGTTCAGGAACCTGAAAGAGAACCAATTCCCCAGTTCTTTAGCTGGGCTGACCTCTAAAGGAGGTGGATATGCGCTGGCTAAAGCGTCTCAATCTGAAGATCCCGCGCCTTCGTGAGCCACGACGCGCCATCTCTAACTTCTCGGAGGTTGCTGGCCTTGGCTGTCTGGTGGGGGCAGCCTTCTGGTGGATACCCATCGTTGGTCTTGTCTCTCTCGGCCTTGTGCTCTTGCTGATTGGTCGGGTGACCGACTGATGGGTTTTCTCAGCAGGGGACTTGAGAAGCGCTTTTTCTCCCCGTCTGGCGCTGGTGATCCGTGGGCAATCCCCTCTAACGGCTCTCTTGCCGCGGTTACCGCGGCCGGCGTTCCTGTCACTGAGGACACTGCCATGCAGCTTCTTGCGGTTGCTGCATGCGTAAGGATCATCACCAACGCGGTTGCCAATCTGCCCTTTGATGCCGTCCGCAAGGTCGGCAAGGTGCGCAAGCCCATTGAGCCGCCTCCGCCCATCATCTCCAACCCCTTTGGGGGTGGCTCTGGCAACACGGCGCTCCTGAAGCGCCGTGAGGGTTTTCAGCAGATGATGATTAGTCTTCTGTTGCGAGGCAACGCCTACGCGCTTGTTGTAGCGCGTGACACCTTCAATCGGCCTACGCAGCTCAGGGTTCTTCACCCTGACCGCGTTACATGCGTCTTTGACGACAACTGGAAGCGCGTCTATGAAGTCAACCGCATCAGGGTTGACGCAACAGACATTGTGCACCTGATTGGCCTGTCGTATCCCGAGTCTCCTACTGGCATCAGCGTGATCTCTCACGCACGTAACGCCATCGGTCTCGGCCTGGCAGCCGAAGAGTTCGGCGCTAGGTTCTTCGGTTCTGGTGCTCATATGTCTGGCATCGTTCAGGTCCCCGGGGACCTTGACAAGGAGCGCGCTCGACAGCTCAAGGAGAGCTTTACTGCTTCTCACGGTGGTCTCCGCAATGCGCACACAGTAGGTGTGCTGACAGGCGGAGCCGAATGGAAACCCATATCAGTCTCTCCCGAGGATGCCCAGTTCTTGGGCACTCGTGCTGCTCAGAACCTCGATATAGCCATGCTCTTTGGTGTGCCGCCGCACATGTTGGGTCAGGTCGATAGGACGACCTCATGGGGAACGGGCATTGAGCAGCAATCCTTGGGGTTCCTGCGCTACACGCTAATTGACTGGATCAACGCCTTTGAAGATGCGTGGTCGGGCATGCTGCCTGGCACTCAGACAGCATATTTCAATGTCGACGCACTTCTGAGGACTGATACGTCCGGTCGTTACGCCATTTACATGCAGGCGCGTAACGCCGCCATCAAGACCATTGACGAGATTCGAGCAGACGAGAACCTTGACCCCCTGCCTGATGGCAAGGGCTCTGACATCTTTGCGCCGCTCAACAGCGCGCACACCACTGATCCAGGTTGGGAACCGGGCCAGGAAGAGCCTGAAGAGCCTCCGGCCAGTGAGCCGGCTGACAACCCTCCCAAGGAGGATGAGAAATGAGTTTTTCCTCCCGTGGGGAGATGCGCAACGTCATTGAGAATCGGCACATGCCCTTTGAGGGCATGGAACTTCGGGCCAAGGATGACGGCAACACTCTGACGTTCACCGGCTACGCCTCCGTGACTGACAGTCCGTATGAGATGGAAGACTGGCTAGGCGCCTATACAGAGACTGTCAGTCGTGGCGCCTTCAAGAAAACTCTTGCCGAAGGTGCAGACGTTCCCTTCAAGCTCAATCACGATGGGATGACTCTGGCCCGGACTAAGTCCGGGACCATGCGCCTTGCAGAGGACTCAACAGGTCTGCATGTTGAAGCAGACCTAGACGCCCGTAACCCTGTCGTTCAAGGCATTCAGAGCGCCATGGAGCGCGGTGACCTTGACGAGATGTCTTTTGCCTTCCGTGTGACTCGCCAGGAATGGAACGACGCCTACACGGAACGATGGATCAATGAAGTCAATCTCAACAAGGGCGATGTCTCCATTGTCAACTACGGGGCCAACCCGCACACGGGTGGCCTGACGAACCTCCGTGGTCTCTCCGACGGAGAGATGGAGCGTGTACGCGACTTCATCGAGTCCCTTCGGACTCCGGAGCCTTCCACGGAAGAGCCTTCAAAGGGCGATTCTCTCGCCTTTTACAGGGCTCGTGCCTTCATGCTCGATAACTAGCACACTCATTCATTCCGAAGCCCTGAGAAACGCTCTCAGGGCTTTATTCATGCCTGCCTACAGACGCGCCGGAGCTTGCGCCGGAGCCACTAAGGCCACCACCCGAGAAACCACCCGTTTCAAGACAGGCGCGATTCCCTGAAAGGGGGCAATTTTGACTCACGAAGAGATGATTGCCGACCTGATGGCGAAGCGCGCTGCGAAGCGTGCTGAGCTTAACGGCATTCTTGAGGGCGTTGAAGCCCGTGAAGACAAGACCCTGACCAACGAAGAGCGTTCGGCCTTTGAGGCCGGCGAAGCTGAGATCCGCGGCTATGACGAGCGGATCAAGGAACTTGACGAGATTGTCAGGGCGGACAAGGCCGCGGCCGAGATGGCCAAGCGCTATGCGCCCTCTGGCGTCAAGGTGACCTCTGAGCCAGAGGTTTACCGGAAGGATTCTCAGTCTCACTCGTACTTCCGTGACCTTTACCGGGCGACCAATAAGGGTGACCATGAGGCCGCGCAGCGCCTTCAGCGCAATGACAAGATTGTCGCTGAGAAGCGTGCTATCAGTACCACCAATGGCGCTGGTGGAGAGTTTGTCCCGCCTCTGTGGCTGGAGGACGAGTTCATTAAGTTCGTCCGTCCTGGTCGCGTGACCGCGAATCTGTGTCCGACCATGGACCTTCCGCCCGGTACCGACAGCATCAACATTCCTAAGGTCAACTCTGGTACTGCGGTTGCTCCGCAGTCTAGCCAGAACACTGGCGTTCAACAGACTGACCTTACGACCACAAGCGTTAGCTCTCCGGTCGTGACTATCGCTGGTGGACAGACTGTTTCGCTTCAGCTCCTTGAGCAGTCGCCGCTTAACATTGACAATGTCGTCCTTCAGGACCTTGCCGCGGACTACGCGCAGAAGCTGAACACTCAGGTTCTGACTGGCCCCGGTACCGGTGGCACCGTCACCGGCATTTCGACCCTGAGCGGCACGAACGCCGTTACGTTCACGTCGACTACGCCGACCCTGGGCGGCACGGGCGCTAACGCCCTGTTTCCGAAGCTCGCTAACGCGATTCAGCTTGTCCACACCAAGCGCTTCCTGCCCCCGGACGCCATCGTTATGCATCCGTCCCGTTGGGCTTGGTGCCTGTCTCAGTCCGACACCTCTAGCCGTCCGCTGGTGACTCCGCGGGCCGGCGCGTACAACCCTGTTGGTGCCATGGACGGCACCGCGTCTCAGGGTCTCGTTGGTGAGATGCTGGGTCTTCCGGTTTACGTTGATGCAACGATTCCGACGAACCTTGGTGCCGGCACTAACCAGGACTTCATCATGGTTGCCCGTATGAGCGACCTGGTTCTCTGGGAATCCAACGTTCGTGCTGAGGCATTTCAGCAGACCTACGCTCAGAACATGTCTGTGTTCGTCCGGCTGTACAACTACTTCTCTTTCCAGGCCGGACGTTACCCGCAGTCTATTTCGCTCATCAACGGCACTGGGCTGACCACGCCGACCTTCTAATCAATCTAGCGGCCCCGCTTAGCGGCGGGGCCGTACCCATTTAGGGGGGGAGCGAATGAACGTCGTCAACTACGTTGATGGCCTGATGCGTGAGCTGACTTTTGCCAGCAAGAAGGCAGACAAGGACGCAGTCCTGAAAGAACTTTCTTGGGCTTCTGAAGAGGTCAAGAAGGTTGATGTCTCTGCCCTCGAAGAGGACGCGAAGACGCATTTTCATGACGTCGTGAGCCGTCTTGCTGAGGTTATGGACGTGAAGTAGGTAGGTGATGGCTTGTGTCTGTCCACGTTGTTTACAGGCGGCACAAGCCGCACCGTTACATCCCTCATTTGCGCCATGCGCACAAGCTCAAGCGTCGTACGGCACACAATCATGCGCACAAGAAGGCGCACCACAAGAGGCGGCACCATCGCAAGGGGACGCGCCTCAAGCACCTTAAAAAGCATCCGAAGGGCAAGCACCTTCGGCACCTGAAGCACAACAGCCACAAGAAAAGGCATGCGACCACGCATGCCAAGCACAAACGCCATCAAAGGCACTTGCACCAGAAGCAGAAGCGCCTTAAGCGCCATCGCCATAAGGCGCATCATCGTCACACCTTGCGGCACCACCGCAAGCATCGGACTCATGTCCATCGCAGACACCATGCACACAAGGGGCGCCAGGCCCAAAGGCATGAGGTTCACCACCACAGGCGTGAACACCATCAGGCCCGAACGGCTCACATCGTTTATCGACGGCACAGATAGGGGGCTTGAATGTCTCAGACTCAGACGCTCTATTACGTCGGTCAAGACGTTGGTGTGACGGTTACTGTCCTTGACGACAACGGCAACGCCGCTACTGGCGCCCTCACAGTCACGCTCAGCGTGACTGATCCCAACGGCGTCGTCACGACGCCGGCCACGACAAGCACTGGAAGCGGCGGGTACGCCGCGGTGGTCCCGTCCGTGGCTACGGCCGGCATCTGGCTCTATCGATGGACTGCCACAGGAACGAACGTTGGCTTCGCCTCTGAGGGGCAGTTCACTGTGCGCCCGATGGGCGTCGAACAGCTCGTTGACCTCAACTCGGTCAAGAAGCATCTCAACATCCCACTGTCCAACACGTCAGTTGATGATGAGCTTCAAGGCTTCATCCTCATGGCAGCAGACCAGGCGCGAGATGTCTGCGGCCCGTTCCTGGCCGAACAGCACACACAGTTCTTTGATGGCGGAGTAAACACCATCGTTCCTGACTGGCTGCCCTTGCAGGCTATCCAGTCTGCTACCGAGTATTACGGTCTGTCGGCGTTCCCGCTGACAGAACAGCCTCTCGGCTCTCAGATGAACGCTTTTGCGTTCACCGCGGACTACACGACAGGGCAGATCACTCGAAGGACGTTTGGCGGTCAGCCGGCAATGTTCGCCATCGGCGCCAAGAACATCAAAGTTGTCTATACATCGGGCCGCGCAAGCGTCCCGTTCACTGTGCGCCTGGGGGCGCTTGAACTGATTCGCCATCTCTGGGCCATGACACAACAGTCTGGCCGGCCGCGCATCGGCTCTGCCGCGGAGATGGGTGAGGGCTCTGTTCCTACGAGCTTTGCTCTGCCTGATCGTGTTGTTGAGCTGTGGTCTCCGTACCGTCGTCCTCCGGGGATCGCATGACATACCCAATAGGCAGCATCCCTGCATCTTCGATCCCCGCGGTTCAGACATACCTCCTGAACGGCCTGACAAGCCTTCTGACGCCCGATCCTGAGGCGGACGGACTATTGGTGTGCCAGGGGGAACCTGGCACGTACCAGCCTGAAGACATCGTTTATATCGGTGAGGTTCACCAGACCTACAACCCTGAGTCCACCGTGGGAACGGGGGGCCCGTTCTGGCTCCGTGAGGACTACCAACAGTCCATATGCGTGTCTGTGCTCCGCGGTGGCGGAGACGCGGCATCGGTCGTCATGAACCGCGCTTGCGCGCTTGCCAATCTGATCGTGAATTACGTCAGGTCTGACCCTTCATTGAATGGGCTCGTTGACCGAGCCAGGCCGGCTCAGGTGACCTATACACCCCAATGGGATGCCGAACACATGGGCCAACGAGTTGACGTTGAAATCTCTATCGACATCATGAACGTTCTGTAAGGAGTCCCCTTGCATCTTAAGTACGCCGGTCCCGAAGACCGGTATTACCCCGCGCTTGGGATTACTCCAGTTCCGGGCGACGTATACGAGCTTGACCACAATCCCGATGATGGCCAATGGGCCACTACTGAAGAGGCTGTCACGCCTCCGGAGGAGGTAGAGAATGCCTAAGCCGTCACATCTTGCAACATTCTCCGTTGGCAAGGAGACCACCGCGGGCACCGCGGTTGCGCCTACTCAGTGGATTCCTTGGAAGACGCTGACACCCAAGGATGACGTTGACCTCATCGATGACACTGGTCAGCGCGGAGCGCCAGTCTCTTCCTTTGGCCTGATTCAGGGGCAGAAGGGCAGCGAACTCGACTTCGCTGGCGATGTGTTTGCCGACTCAATTGGTTTCATGCTTCAGTCCGTCCTCCCTGACATGACCACCACGGGCGCCAGTGCGCCCTACAGCACCACCTTTTCTACCCTCTGTTCTGGTGACACTCAGCCGCACTCGCTGACGTTCACCATTGATGATCCGCTGGGGACTTGGCAGTACCCCGGTGTCAAGCTCTCTGAGCTTGGCTTCAAGTGGACTGCTGATGGCCTTTTCAACTACACAGCCAAGGGCATGGGCTGGAAGTACGTATCTGGCACGAA